CCACTTAAACTTGGAAATGTCCCAGTAGTAGATCCACCATAAGTATTTTCAATAACATTATATAAACCCACATACTCATTTGGATTGAGTCCTCTACCATTACACTCCAACCATCCATCGGGAGCATAATAATTACCACCACTATCTTTAGGCATCATTGCAATGGTGCCTGTTTGTACTCCTGCCCACGCAGGTGATGTCTCGGAATAATACTTTGCCATTAGTACTTAATGATGAATTCCATAATCATATATGGAGATGAAACGTGATTTAAATGCTCACGTGCGTCAGCAGTGAGACTACAAGTAGCAGTAGATCCTGTAAAATCAAGGTCTACTCTAGGTTGTGTAAATTCCATTAAATTGGAAGTAGCATTTCCACCAATGCTATGATTATGTGAAGGATCTGGATCTAATGTTTCTATGTTAAAATTAGCTCCGAAATTAGCAAATCCAGCAGAACCTGAATTGTTCTGAATATCAGTATCAAATCCAACTCCAGATTTTGCATTTACTTTTGGAGCGAGTGTAGGATCGTCACCAACACCGTGATCGTGTTTTCCTACATTAGAAATGTCAAGAGTAACAGTTGCAACTGTACCACCAGTAACAGTAAGAACTGGTGAACCAACTGAAGGAGCTTTATACTCCTCAACACGTACCATCCCTGTATAAGAACAGTTTGCGGTACTTTGTACCTGTGCTTTATATCCTATACCAGCACGTTCTATAATACCACCACCACTCATTGCAGCGTCACCCATATACTGACTACCTGCTGTGTTATTAGGCATTAAAAATTTAGCACCTAAATTTGGGACACAAAAGGTACCAGCAGTGAAATTATTATCCGCATCGAATGTTGGATTTAATAATGATGTGCCAGAAATTCCTGGAGGAAATCTACATCCAGAAACTCCACCTCCACCACTAGCACCTACACCTATAACACGTGCAAGATCTGGATAATCACGAGCTTGAAATACTGTTCCATTACATCTAAGATAACCTCCAGGAACACGATCCAACTGTTGATTAGCACTCTGCACTTCCCTTGAAAAAGGAATAATAACACCTGGTGCTACACCTTGACCTCCTTTAATTTGGGCGTAAGTTAATGCCATTAGAATGCTTTAATGATGTATATCGCTGTTTGATATGGAGTGTTCATTGCCAGTTGAGAGTTACCTATGCCTGGATTATTATTTAGTGCTACTGTACTATTAACTTCATCGTAGTCTCTAGTATAAGGATCAATATTAATAGTGCCTTTATCTACACTATACTGTATAGATCCGTGTGAATGAGCACCACCAGCACCACCTGATCTAGAACTAAATTCATCAGAATTAGCTCCACCTGGTTCTAGAAATGTTTTATCTTGCAATGCTCCTGCTACCTGACCACTAGCATCACCACCAGACTCAGCACTAGGTGAACCTCCTCCTGTTTGAGGATTACAAGTCTGTATAGTATAAGTGTGAGTATGAGAAGGCATATTCTCGTGCGATAATACTCTTGGTTGCATTGAAGCAGACTTTGACCATATAGATCCACCAGTACCATTTCCTGTAATAGCAGGAGGAGATGAAAACGCTACCGTTTTATTAGGCTTGTTCTCAATCAACCACTCTGCATTAAGAGTAATATTTTCCGAGGATGCTCCACCAGTTCCTGAAGTATAAGCACCACCTTGATGCACAGGAACTTTTTGTATAGTATTTAAAGTTGGAACTGCAAAAGTTGATCCACCCCCACCATAAGTTGTACCAATAACCGCTTGTAGTGCGGGATAATCCGCAGTATTATGTGCTGTACCGTCGCAAGAGAGCCATCCCTGAGGTATATCACTCGTAGTTCCAGTCCACGCCATAATTGTGCCAATAGAGGCATTCTTAAATCCTCTAATTGATGCTAAATTTTTCATTAGAGTTCAATTAAACGCCAGCCAATTGTATTACCAAGGAAGACAAGACCTAATCCAGCACCAGGAGTCTGGACTACTAATTGTCCTTGAGAATCTCCTTGTATAGGTTTAGTTCCATCAGTCTTAATAATTATAGATTTGTTATAGGTCAATGCATCTGTAGTATCTAGGACACGAATTTCATCACCACTAGCAGGTGATGCTGGTAATGTAAGTTCTATTGATGTACCTGCAAATGAGGTAACATAGTATCTAGTATTAACTACTAAAGTAGTGCTAGTACTACATTCAACCCACTTACGTCCAGCAGTAGGTGTAAAGAACCCAGTAACTTGATTAATATCTATACTACCGTCAGTATTAACCTTAAAGTTATTAGATCCACCCATATTGATGTCAAGTTCGCCACCAGCAGCAGATATATTCTGTCCAGCATTGATACTTCCACCAGCATTGATGTTACCTTCTACTCCAAGTCCACCATCGTGAACTACAACTGCACCAGTATCTTTAGTCGTTGAGTTAACATTACTGTGTACAATTAATGTACCAGAGTTATCAGTATCATTACCAATAACTGTGTTACCAGTTGCAGAATCTACAGTAAAGGTTACATCATCATTTACGTGTAACTTAGCAATAGTTAAGTCATTACCAAGTGTCAGAGCACCTTCAGCAGATAGAACTGCTCTTGGATCGGTAAGAGTATTAGATCCTATAAACTTGATCTGACCCGTAGGATCCATCTCAAGTCTTTGTGTTGTTCCGTCAAATACTGTAATTCTTTCAGTACTAGAAATTTCTAATTTAGTTGATCCATTTACCCATAGTCTCTGTGCAGCATCTGGAGTTGCCTCACCAATAGATACGTGGCTAGTAGCATCCATCTGGATACCACCATCAGAATCACCAATACGAGCAGATCCATCTGCCTTAATAACCAACTTAGCAGTAGAAGCATCATCGAAATGATCATTAGCCCATACTTCGTCACCAACTACAAGGTTCTGACCCTGTACAGTGATATAATTATTTGCTCTATCAGTATCAGATTGATCTGCATCTATTCTTAAATTAGTAGCAGCAGTATCGCTATCTAAGCGATACATCTTCATATTACCACCACGCACATAGAGATCCTTAGTGACTGTTAGATCACCAACCATCTCGTGAGAACCATTACTTAATGCTGTAAAGGTACCATCAATTTCAAGATCACCATTTGACTGTCCACCACCGACTGCTTCATCGGGAGCAGTACCAGCACCACTCTGACGTATCTTAACGTCACCACCAACCCATAGGCCAGTCTCACCAGTAACTTCAGCAGTATCACCAGTGTTAATAGAAACACGTCCAACACCATTTTCATCATCATCAAATACACGTAATGTATGAATACCAGCAGGGTTAAGATTATCTCCACCAACCCATAATGATTGAGAGAAGATACCAGAACCTTCTACATCTAATGTCTGCTGTGGTATAACTGAGGCATTTGTGATACGCTTATTTCTAAGGTTAATACCCAACCTCATATCCTGACCAGGATCACTAGAAGTAGATCCAGTACCAGTAGTGTATGTGGTTAATACATCAGATCCAATTACACCCCACTCTCTCCATCCATACTCAGGAGTTTCACCTGATTGATATCCACCTATTTGGCAATAAATCCAACCGAGTGAAGTATTGTAATTTTGATTAGATATTCTATGTGCTTCACCAACTGTTTCAGTACCACGTAATTCTATAGTACCTTCTTGCTTAAATCCTTCGGAAGCAGGAACAGTTTTATCAGTTGAAGTCTTAATGTCATATACAACACCAGCAGTACCAGCACGACTTCTTATCAACCATCTTGAGAAATGTATCGTATTTGGCTGGAAGGGTGGATGGAACTCCATATCCTCTTCAGCCAACGTTCCATCTACATTTGGTAAGTTGATATTAGCAACACTACCAATAGTAAGTGCTGGATCATCTAAAGTACTATCTGCATACTGCTCTGCTAACTTAATAGTTACAGGTGTAGTAAAGAATGTTCCGTCTTCAGCAGCTATCTGGAAGTCTTTCTTCAGGGTAAATTTAACCTGATTATTGACTTGTAATGTATCAACTGTCAAATCTGAAGTATTCTCTTCTTCATCAACGTTCTCACCAGCAACACGAAGAATGGTGTCATCAATCTTACTCTCTTCACCAGAGATAGCATTGATTCTCTGGTTACCAACGAATAGATCACCGTTAGCGTTTAGACCAGAGTAGAATACAACACCACCATCTTGACGTTTCGCCTGTGAGAAGAGGACTTCATCATCAGATAGAACGTATTCCTGTCTAGATGGGAACGCAGTTGAGTAGTTACCTGGACCAAATCCAGTGTATTCAAACGTGTGGTTACCAGAACGTGCTTGAGACGGTCTACGCAATTCCACATAAACTTTACGGTCAGCAACAGAATCACTATCTCCTTCAATACCAATCTGTCTATCTTCACGTGAAGCAACTGCCTTACCTTCCATTGCTACGAGTGTAGTGGTAATATCACCTCCACTTCCAAATCTACCAATATTACTTAGAATACTCTCCGTAGCTTCTTTAGTAATACTGTTCTTATCGTCATCAGCAACAACAAGACCGTGAACATAGTTATCAGCAACAGATATAGTTGCAGGAGCATCCTTAACACTGCTACCATCACCAGTAGGGTCAAACCATAATGGATCATCAGCGAATAATTCAGGATATAATTTCTCTGTTGGATGTCCAAACTTAAAGGTATTAAATTCAGTTACAGATGGAGAGAAATCACCACGTAAAGCAGTTAGGTAGTAAATACCATCCTGTTGATTGTAGATTCTACTACGAAGAGTCTTAACCCTATAAATGTAGAATGTATTATCAATCTCAGGGGTATCAGTAACCGTAACAACCTTATAATCTTTCTGAGCACCGTCAGTTTCATCTCTAACAAAATCACCAGGTGTTAGCGTATAAACTGGGGCATTACGTATAACATATTGCTTACCCAAATCATTTTCATAATCGGTATAATCATCTCTACCACCGTTTGGCTTCTCTGACAATATACCAGTAGCACCACCACTAGCAATGATAGTATTAGTACTACCACTATACTTAAGATATGGAACTAATGAGAAATCACTCGCCAAAACAACATATGTCACACCACCTTCAATATACTGTTTATGTACAGTAGGTAACTGACCACTAATAGGAGTACTATCACTAAAACCAGACCAAGCAACAGAAGTACCTTCAGTAAAGTCACCACCAGCAGTACTAGTTAACTTCAATTCTGTTAAAATAGTACCAGATGCTAATGCATTACCAGAAGCTACACTTGTATTAATAGTATGATCTACAACAGTTAATTCTATTCTATTAATACCACCAATTGTCTTCTGTCTCGCAGATTCAATTAAGAACTTAACACCAGAATCAGTAACAAGTTGCTTACCATTACCAGTTATATAAGGATCGTAGTTATAATCTGATTGAATAGGTAAGTTATTACCACCAGCATCTACAGTAGCATCACCACCATAGAATGTTGGCATATCTACTGTACCATCAACTGCTTCCAATACAACTTTTTGGGGTCTACATCTTCTATTCTCATCAGTTCTAATCTTAAGAACATATCCTAATAATGGTTCACGTACGTTATCAACTTCTTTTGGTACAACATATCTGAAACGATATATACGATCATCTTCTCTACGTCTATCATTAATACGTTTAATGTATGTGTTTGAAGTTGAGATAATTTCTTCATCAACATAATCAGCCAAACTAGAAATACGTTGATAAATCTCGTTCTGTTGACTACCAGTATTAAGAACACTCAAATACCACTGACCATCTTTATTCGCATTCACAGTCATCTCTGGGTCATATCTCAGTGGATGACGGATATTACAAGAATATACATAAACCTCATCTTGACCAGAAACACCAACAGTACCACTAGAAGTGAACGAATGAGGGACACCACCACCTTGAGTTGCTAAAGAAGCAGATTCTGCAACTTTAAATTTAATTGTATTACCATCAGAATTGTCATATATGACATAATACATCTTAGTTGGTGATATTCCACTAGGAAGTTGACTTCCTTGTTTTGCACGGAAGAATACACCTGTTGCTGCTTTAGTTGCAAAACCTTTATCAAAAACGTGTGGACTTTCTAGAGTAAATTCGTTTGTAGCAGGATCTGCGTTAGTAATTTTATACTTATATGGTGTAGGAAGAACATCAAAGATGTACTGGAACATCTCTATCTTAACACCAGCATTTAAATTTTCTGGTATGTGAATAGCGTTACCAGCAGCAGCGTCATCTTCAGATGCTGCTAACAAGAAAGTGTTTGGATCTTCTGTTGGGAATGTTTGATCTGGAGGAACAGGTTGAGTATGACGGCCTGGAGCAATTATATAATATATGGTATTTGGTATCAATCCCTTAGGAAGACGCACCAATTCATTAGCAACTGTAGGACTAGTTCTCTTAGGTACTAATCTAACTGGTGCACCTGTGTATAAACCGTGTGCCTCAGGGCAAGTAAATATTGTTGAACGGAATGTAACCGATTCTCCTTGTGTATTAGTTACAGTTTGCGATGCAGTTGCAAGGTTAGTTACGTTAAATACATCAAAACCAGAAGGAGATAGTTCAGCAGATTTCTCTTGTGGACCTGCCTCACCTGCTGGAATATCTGGTTCTAACTGACTGAAAATTCTATCGTTACGTTTTGAACCAATCTTATAGTCTTGTAGTATATAAGTTGGTGTATCATCTGGATCTGCTATTTCTACATCACCAGCAAGATATATACGTGTTTGACCAGCTGGCTCCTTAGAAGCTTTTGTATCAATACCGTAATATGGTGGTTCAGTTGTATCCTCAAGATCAATAGTCTGTGGAGGAATAATATCAGTAATATATCCGTGCTTATCTTGGAAGAATGAATATCCCTTAAATCCTATAGAATCTAACGCTGTATTACCAAAGTTACTGTTACTGTTGGTAATTGAAATGTCAGCACCAGACTCAATTAGGAAGTGATCTGCGAAACCAACAGCGAAGATCGAAACGGCCTGAATGAAAGCATCATTA